GACTGGATGATGTCCCGACCAATGTCCAGCAACACATCCCAGATAATCTGCCGAGCCTGTCCCTGAGTTGGGGCAACGTAAAGCACAGCACTACCAGCAGGGCAGCTCAACCCCTCAATCAGCAAGGTGTCACCGCCAACCTCGACTTGCCGCACCGCCGTCCAGCCACCACAACCTTGAACCTCGTCTTGTCCGCATACACTTCTTGCTGCCACGGCAGGAGGGCAAAGTTCAGATCAGCCATTCTTTGCCTCTACGTCCTGTATGTCATCTGGGTCAATGGGAGTTGGTGAAACGGTAGGTGCGCCGATACCCGTGATGTTGATCGTGACTGCACTCCTTTGGCCTTTATCCTTCTCAAACATTGAGACAGGTAACGTCCTGTCCACGCACATCTTGATGGCTGCCATCTGTGCGGGGTGGTTGTCGTTCATCGCAATGTCAATCATCTTTTGCACGACATCCTTACCACTCGACCTGATAAGCATATCCCTCAAGTCCTTGATCCTCTGGCTGTCAGTCTTGGGTAAAGCAAGTTCAGGGTTACGGGCGTACTCCTGTATCTGACGCTTCAGGCCATAAATGCCTTTTGGTCTGCCAGCCTTCTTCTTCTTCGGCTGCGATCCGTCATCTTGGACGCTGTCCATCTGTTCTATTTTCACGATTGTCCTTGTCTTTGTGGGCGTGATAGAGGCCGACTATAGCAAATTGTGGGTTGATAGTCTTCTTTTTTTCGTAGCGGGAAGTCGGGCTGTCGCCCCTTTTCCTATTTTCGCTTTTTCGGTGTGGCGGATGTACCCGTAATTTTGACGGCGACCGACCACCCCCTCCCCCCCATCGAAAAATCGACCAGTTATCCACAGGCAACTGTGGATTCTGTGGATAACTTCTGCAAGTCGTTGATTTGCATAGGGTTTCTGTTGGCGCTTACAGATTGCTTACAAAATCCATTTAATACGATGTCCATTATGTTAAGTCAAAATCCCTGAAAGTATTACAGCCAGCCAGTTTCTGTGACACAAATTGCAACCAACCTGTGCATATGTGGACAACTGTTGACTCAATCTGTGGACAACCTGTGGATAACTTTTTCTGATCGGCGGTTCGGCGGTTTTACAACTGGCAAGTGCGAGAGGGGCGGATGGTGCATTATTGGGGGACTTGAATGAGATTGATTCGCATTACCAAATATTAAAAAAGTCTAGGCATTCACTGGATATGCCAGCACTGCTAGAAAGCCTTAAAACATGGCTAGAACGGGCTTTTAAGCCTCGTCCTTATCAACCCCTAAGAAATCATGTAAGTCGTGCTGTGGCCTGTATCCAAGCTCCCAAAGAATCGCAAAGGTTTCTATGACTTCCTTGAACCCTTTGGAGATGTCACCTTTGCCAGCACAAGCAAGGATCGTCCTCTCAGACTCTCCAAGCTGTCGCTGGAAATACTTGACGTTCAGGCTTGATGGTCTACCTTTGCCCACTTCACTGCTGCGCCAAGTTAAACATCTTCACAGGCTGACCACCACCATAGACAGGCTCTAGGTCATCCTCCATATCTTCAAACCCTGAACCCTGTCCAATATTGGGGCTGGCCTTGAACTTGGTGACCTGTGCTGTTGGATCAAACGCTTTGGCCTTCATGACAAACTGAACTGCTGGGTCACTGATGATTACCTCGAACTCCTGAAGAGTAAAGATTGTGAGATCACTGCGAATCTTCTGCAAGTCAATGCAATCATAAATGTTCTCTGTCACTGCCATGATCTGACCAGATTGGGTTTTCCATTCAACAAACTTCAATCCAATTGGATTTGGCGTAATCTCATTCTCCTCACCCCAGCGTTCCAAAGCCTCATAGCCCTTGATCATACCTGTGACAGCTTTGCGTAACCTCTCGATGTCTCCAAACTCCAAGGCATCCCAAACTCTACCCATCTGTGCCCAAAACTTGATCCTGAACTCAGTGTCAACTAAAGTAATCAACCTATCAATTCCCCATTTCTGCTCATGCTGCTCCTTTTTGACCTCCAATTCCACCAGCACAGCATTCGACTCAATCTCCCAAAAGGTTGCTCTCCTTTTCGGCACAACAACATCTGGCACATCTTTCCTTGACTTAACCTTACTCATTTTTCAATTCCTTTAACAAAAAGACAAAGAGACAAACCGACAGGGGACAAACCTCTGGTTTATAGACCAGAGGTGGTTTGTCCCCATCTCCTCAAGGGGACATTTGGGACATTTGTCCCCGTTTGTCCCCTTTGTCACTGGATATTTATACAGCATCAAAATGCTCCGAACCAATCCTCAACCAGACCCAATTAGAGCCAATCATGATCTTGTTTGCGCCCACTAACCTCTCTCTGGCTCGCATCCAAGCCTTCTTAAAAGCCGCCTTATCATCCTCAGTGCAGCCCTTCATGCTCCAGAATTCTGCTCTCCAGTCATCCAAACTCACGCCATACCTAGTAGTACCATCTACTTCACGATATGCTGCTTTAGCCTTAATGACCTTCATCAGCGAATCCATCTCCAAACGCTGATTACCACCACTTCCCAGATTGTTTTTACTGCCCTTTGGGCTGCCACTGGCTATGTCTTGGTTCTGCCTGATAGCCAAACTGGTGATGGTTTCAAAGCCCAAGCCTGACGATCCAATCTCCACGTTGATGACCTCGATGCCGATTTGGATGCTGTCGGCTCCATCCTTTTGCTTGCTCACGGTGAGGATTGCGTTGCCGATGACGCTTGAGTCGCCTGAGTTGATGACCGAATCCTGCCTTTGTATCTCAAGTTCTGTATCCACTGCACCAAGCAATGACGAGTGACCTCGCAATCCCTTGGTGACATCCTTGCCACTATGGTGAATCACCAACAAAGCACAGTTGAACAGTTCCTGTAGTTTGCCAGCTTGGGTGATGAATGCACCCATGTCCTCACTGGAGTTCTCATTAAAGCCACCACCCGACATCCGCATCAAGGTATCCAGCATGATGATCTCAAGTGGTTCCTCAATTTGCGCCACCAAGTCTGTGATGGCATTGATTAACTCTGCAAAGTCTTCGGGGCTTGATCTGAGGTTTAGTTGCGCCCTGATGATGTACAGATTTGCGCCTTCAGGACTCTGGTTCTGTATCTTGCAAGCCTTCACCCTCGCACCCATACCACCGTGACCTTCACCGCAGATGTACAGCACCGCACCTTTCTTAGGTATCCTGTGACCCATCCAATCCCGACCTGTGGCAATCGCCTCGGCTAGATCGAGTGCGATGAATGACTTGTAGCTGGCTGGTGGTGCATAGAGAGCCACGAATGCTTTCTTTGGGATGATGGAATCAACCAGCCATTCAACTGGTTCATCCTGTATCGAATCCCATGACTCCACCAGCAATTTAGATGGCTTGGGTTCCTTGACACTCAATTCTTGTGCTGACTCTGTCTCAGGCGGTGATGCATGGGTCTTGAGTGTTGCGTCCATGAATTGCTGAGGTGGCAATACCTGAAGCACTGAATTGATGACTGGTGAGGCTTTGGCTAACTGCGCCAGCTCCGACCTTGTACCATCGTACTTATGCACCCATTCAAATGCATCCTCTTTGAGTTCCTTAACGGGCAACTCCAGCACCCTGACACTTCTGATGTTCTTGTTGCTGATGAACGACTCCACAACCTTGTGGGCGTAGCTCCAACCCGCTGAGTCGTTGTCTGGCACGATGACGACATTGGCTCCGATGAAATACTGATTCAGGTCATCATTCCAACCACCAGCACCAGTGTGTGCTGTGGTGGCTACCACTCCCAAGCTGCTCAGTGCATCAGCCGCCTTCTCACCCTCGCACAGGTAGATGACTCTTCCATCTTGAATTGCTTGGCGTAACTCTGGCAACCTGTAGGGGACGATCCTGCAATCTCCCAACTTCCCCACTCTGCTGCCATCGGGCATGACCCGCAGGAGCTTATAGGTTTTGCCTTTGGCATCGTTGGTCTTGAATCTTTGCTTGATGAATAGGCTTGTGCCATCCTCATCAACGTAATGCCACTCATGCTCCAAGACTGGTGCTGTGGGCAGTGTTGCCATTGAACTGGTAGGCATGGGTTTGATGCTGGCTAGGTATTCTGGTCTGTCTGGTAGTTGTGGGAGAAGTCCCATGTCCTTGATGGTGCTGAAGACTGAATGCTGATCGCAGCCACCATGACACTTGAAAAGTATGTTTCCGTCCTCGCCATCTGTGACCGACAGGGATGGATTCTTGTCCCCATTGCCCTGACCATGATGAGGGACAGGACAAGATGCTAAGTAACCATTGCCTACCTTCTTGGCATTCCCGAGGGTAGTGGCTATTTGTTGTGCTGACATTGAGAGTCCAATTTACAAGAGACAAAAAAACCAGAGTTCTCCCTCGAAAACTCTGGTGCTGTGGATGTTAAGGTTTAACTAAACATCTCGTCATCATTTACGGGTGACGGTGCTGGCTTTGCCACTGGTGTAGGTGCGGGTTTGGCAACTGGTGCATCAAATGATGCCTCTGATGCTCCACCCTCTGTGAGTGCTGCTGGTCGTGCCACCCAACTCACCACCTCAAAGAGTGGAATGCGAGTTGTTCCCTTACCAACCTTCTCAGGGCGTGAGCCTTTGTACTCCACCACTGGCAACTTATCAGGGTTTGATATACGTTGAGCCACTGCTTGCTTGTACAAAGCCTCGAGTCCCATATTGGAACCAGCACCATTTGCACTCCACTCAGCCGCACCCATTGTCTTGTTGTAGAAGACAACCTTAAAGCCACGTTTGTGCTCAGGTGATGGTTGAGCACCTTTACGACCTAGAGAATCATCAGCATTGAACTCAAAGACACCAGTCGCAATCAGCATCCAACCAGTCTGAATGTTGTCAATGTCAAAGACAAACTTCTCAAGCTGGAACTCACCATCTTGGTTTGACCATGCATTTGCTTGAGGAGAAAAGCGGATGTAGTTACCTGAACCACCGCCAGAAGAGAGATTTAAATTCATTTGAAGTTACCTTGTTTAAAGTTGAAAGAATGTGATTTGCATCACTGTGGGGGATTGGGGTGAGGATTATTGACTGAGACTCTTGTCTCTGGCAAGCGTTAATCCTGAAGATATGCGGGAAGTTAAAGGTTCAATAGAGTCCTTTAGAGCTTTGGGTAGCAGTTTGTCTGCTTGTGCAGGGCTGATGAGTTCTGACTTTGTGATCTGCTCAGGTGTCAGGCCAAGAAACAAGAGTTGCTTTCTTGCGTCCTCTTCTGATGTCCATGATCTCTGTGCTCTCTTGGGTGCAAGCTGCCATCCTTGAATCACAGCACCTTGTTCCATGCGTTTCAGAGCATGATCTTTGACTGCCTTGATGTAGTCCTCAACCATGTCAAACTTCATCAGCAAAACGCTGATCTGTTCCTCTGTAAGCATCTCAACTGGTGGTGCTGAATGCACAACCTCAACCATGTTGGCCTGTGCAGGACAGATTGTTTTTGCATTGCAGTACTGACAAGCAGAGTCAGAGGGAACAGGTGGGAATGCAGGGTTCAATGCGTTTTCAATGGCAGGGATCAAAACGTAATGCTCCCAATCCACCAAGTCCTGAGTTGACATTATGTGCTTACGCACCTCACCATGATGAGGCTGGATGATCCACAGCTCGACATAAGAGATGTCTTTAAAGAGGTTCATCGAGTTGAGTGCTGACAGTGCGTAGAGCTTGAGCTGTTCGCTGTCTGCATCAACGTACCCTCTGCCAGTCTTCAGGTCAGCAATGATGAGCTTACGCTTTTCTTTGCCGATACCGATGACATCAGTTGTACCGCCTACCTTGAAGACTTGAGTATCTTGGTAGGAAAGGAACTTCTCAACAACTGTAGTGCCAGCACCCAGCTCATCCTCAATCGCCCAGATTGCTTTGAGGTGATCAAGTGCAAACTCACAGTTCTCCTCAGTCATGACGATGTTTTCAAATGCTTTACCGATGAATGTCATCGGGTCTGAATCAGTCTTGAAGCAGTGCTCTGCCAGTGCATGAATTGCAGTACCAATCTTTGCCGCCTCACCACCCTCAACATAGGGCATTTGTGCAGACAGTCTGGCTGATGCTGGACACGCAATCCAACGAGGTGAAGATGATGCTCTGAGGTTTAATTGTTTGATTGCCATTGTGATCTTTCAATGTGATGGTTGTTGATTAAAAGTTGATATGCGAGTTTTCTGACATCGTTCGAGACTGCATGGCCTAAGTCTTCAGGGTTGAGGATTTGCTTGAGGAAAGCCACTGTCTCGAGATTGAATTTGCGTTCCTGTTCAAGCTGCATTGAGAGCCAGACAATGTGCTCACGCATGACTTGACGTTCTTTATCTTCCATTGCGATACCCCCAGAGTGCGATGAGTGATGCATCTGATCTGCCATCATCCTTGACCCGTTTGAACAAATCCAGATGCTCAGGGAATAACTCCATTGCTCTGGCTCTCGAGCCATCTTTACCACCTGTGACACCCATCGCCTTGATCCAAGTCTGTGGGGTCATGAGGGTGGTCTTGGTGCGTAAGGCTGTAAGCACTCCCTCCACGACACCCAGACTGCGGCCTAAAGAAAAGACACTGGTAACACCTTGACCCGCCATTGCAAAGACCTTCTCAACGTAAGCATCAGTGGGGTCAAAATCCTTGATGATGTCCACCAGCTCAGGCACTGACACCTGACGCTTGTTCTTGCCATTGCGGGTGAGGGTGACTGTAGGCATATCTTGAACAGATACCAGTTCACCATCAACAACCAAGGCGATAGCACCATTCAAGCCGCAGTCGATACCAATGGTGCGCCTACTCATGATGACCGCCTTGTAGAGCCTGTAGGCGGCTCTGGATGAGGGAATCTACCGACTCCTCAAGCCTCTTGAGGGAGGTAACCAATGGTATGGTCTTCCCTGTGGCGTATCTGGATACCTGAGAGGGATCAAGCCCTGCTTGACGGGCAACATCAGTGATGGTGAAGCCAGCCTTTTCAGCCTTTTCCCTAATGGATTCAATGATTTGCATGGTTTGTGTGTTCATAGCGTTGCATTCTAGATGACTTTTGATTCATTGGTCAAGCACTATATGATTTAATACCCTACTGGAATGTGTGGGATTAAATGATAGGGGGTTGACTAGGTAGTCAAGTTCTGTATGATTTATTCCATCAACAACACGAGGACAACAATGCCCATCAACGAAACCGACCTTGAAGAGATGCGGTGGGAGGAATTCCACCGCCGTCAGTACAAGCTGCAATTATTCAACCACCCAGATTGCCGTGATCCTGCCCACCCACCCTGTGAACTCTGTGACGAGGAGAATGAAGATGACAATTAAGCAAACCCTGCAAGCCACAGTGATCGGTTTGATCCTATCTGTGCCGTTCCTGATTGAGATTGCAAAGGAGATGGTGAAATGAACAACCCACAAGCATTTCCAAGTACACATCACAACGGATGGGGTGAGCCAGAAAAAGGCATGACCTTGAGGGACTACTTTGCGGCAAAGGCTATGCAAGGTTTAATTGCCGCTGACGCTCACGATGGTGGGTGTGTTAAGTGTGGTGATAAATATATTGCGCCTCTTGCATATGAAATGGCAGACGATATGTTGATAGCGAGAGAGTAATGACACCACTACAAGACTTCTGCCAAGAGCCTCGCACTATGGAAGACCTTGTAGAGGCAGGGTTCAAGCCTAACAGCGTCTATAGCGCAGTCAAAAAGGGTGAACTCACGAACACCAAGGCAACTGATGATTGGGGGCGCAGAACGCATGGTAAGGGTCTGTTCCTGTCCACAGTCACCATTGCCCCCATGAACTTCACCGCACTACAAACTGCATGGAACACATACCAACAAGGAGAGACAGCATGAGCATCGAAAAAGATTTAGAGGAACTGATTGCCAAGATTGCGCCTAGCAAAGACATCGCTGGTGGCTTTATGAGTCGTGACCAGATCATTCAACTCATCCGCAAGGTGGCAACTGACGCATCCTTGCTTGGATGGGTTCACGCTGAAACGATGAGCCGCAAACGTCTGGAGAACAAGATCATTCAGCTTGAACAGGAGGTTGTGATCTTGAAAGACCGACTCAAGGACGCTGAGTTAGAACTGATTGCAGCCGCCAAATGAAACACTGGCACAAAGTCATCATCATCGTGCTTTGTGTCCTTGCACTCTTTTACTTTGATTCAAGGGAGAAAGCTCATGCTAGAAACAGTCTTGTGGTTCATGCTTCTGACACTATTAGGATTCGCATTGGGGGTCTTAGCTTGCGTTCTCATTGTTATGTATCTGCTAAAAAACGGAGAAAGCCAGTGAAGTGTCCAGTGTGCAAGGCATGGGTGAGGACTTTGGAAACTAGACCAAGATCAGACGCATCAACCTACCGCCGTTATGAGTGTGCCAATGAGCACAGGTTTGTGACCAAGGAGATCATTGAACGGGTCTTGATTGTCAGCAACAACAAAAGGAAAAGAGCATGAGCTGGAGACAGTTAACCATTCAATACGTCAAGGACTTACTCAGAGCCAAGACACCTATTGAGATGGTGGAAAAGGAATTGACTGAGGCACAACTTGCCAAGCTGCAAGCAGAGACTTCAGTTGAGTATTCACAAGCCATTGTGAATTACAACGAGCAGAGGATCATCAGACTTCAGAAACGATTTCGAGAGCTTGGTGGAACCCATGAATAAATCACTGAACAGGAAAAAACAGATTGACGAACTCAAGGTCAAGGACGTTAACCTGAACCATCACCGCAATGTTGTGCTGGATGAAGTTGCCACAGAGATTCAGACAAAGTTCAGAACCTCATTCCCACCAGACACCAGAGAGAGCTTTGCCATATTTGTAAGGAACATGAAGAAATGACACAAGATGAAATCATTGAGATGGCTAGACAGGCTGAGTTTGTAAACCTTGACCTTTGCTCAAGTGAGCTTGAACGCTTTGCCAAACTGGTAGCCGCCAAAGCTATTGCAGAGTTGGAAAGCCAAGAGCCTGTGGCGTGGATGGATGTTGATGGAAATGTCAGTGACAACAATGACCACAAATGCTTTCCAATCCCTCTCTACACCCACCCACCACAGCGCACAGAAAAACAAAACTTCTGCCAACGATGCGGCAAACGAGTAGGCGGCATTGACAGCATTCACACTTGCACTCCACCACAGCGCACATGGGTAGGGCTGACGGATGAGGAGATCAAACCTTGTTGGTATGAAGCCTGTCAAACAGACCTTGAATTAACTTCACAACTTGTTGTTTATTTTGCCAAAGCCATTGAAGCCAAACTCAAGGAACGCAATGGATAAGCACTTTAATGGCACAAGAGCTGACGATCTACAGATCAGCGGCAACCACTACAAAGAGATGGCAATCCAGCCTTGGGAGCTGATGGCCTCGGTCTTAACACGAGAGGAATTCAAAGGCTTTCTCAAGGGCAACATCATCAAGTACAGCTTGAGGGCTGGACGCAAAGATGGCAGCGATGACCTTGGCAAAGCACGACACTACATGATGAAACTGAGAGAAATAAATGACAGTAGCAACTAAGCACCCCTTTGACTACTCTGGCTCCTCAATCTGGACAACAGATGCCAAGCTCAAGATGATTAACATTGGCAAGCATAATGGCACAAAGCGTAGAGAGCAAATCAAGCATACTGAGGTGCAAGGATTACATCCACTGCAAAACAAGAGGAACAAGAAATGAAGACAGCATTTGACTACAAAGATCAACCCTCTATCTGGCTGACAGATACCAAGATGAAACGGTTTAAGCAGGGTGAAGAGTACGCAAAGAAAAAGCAGGACAATCGTGACATCAACGAGAAGAATCAAGTCTTCATCTACTCTAAGGCCGCAGCCACCAAGAAATGATTGTCAAGATACGCACGTTTTACGGAAAGCAACGTGGTCTAAGAGGTGACCGTAGTACTCAGGTAGATGAGGGTGTTGCTTGGTTATGCCAGAAGTGTGGAGAGGTGATCTTGTTTGAGCACCTCATCCACAAGCACTTTTGCAAGACTCAGATCAAGATACAAAATTATTCATCCAATTGAGCACACAAAATTTACTAATATATGATTAGTTATAAGTTGCTTATAAGTGTCATATTTTCAGGATAAAGTGTGTTTGCGGGATTTTCCGCATCCATTTTTTAGGAGTGCATCATGTACAAAGTTGTTATCGAAATTGGTGATTGGTCTTGGAACGAAGACGAAAAAGTGACTATTGAAACAGTTGACTTTGAGAAAGCTCAAATCATTCAAGAGTTCATTGAGTTCCAAAAAGATCATGGTTGGGCTGCTGACTATGAGCTGTCACAAGAATACGTTGACAACCAAAGCGAAGAAGAAGAAGAAGAAGTTGAAGACGAATTAAATGACTACGTTGTTGGCGACATGGTTGAAGACGAAGACGGTCTTGTTTGGGAATTGGTGGGCTGATATACTCTCCACGCAGTTGTTAATTGCAGGGGAGAGGCTTTTTGCCCCTCCCCTTTTTTTATTCGCTATTCGCAAATAGCATATATATGATGCCTTGCGCTGTTTATGCTACTTTTAAGATACATCGTGAATCTTGCCTCTGAATTCAATCTTATTCTCTGCCCATGTGTGGACAAGCTCAGGCCACAATAAATTACCATCATGGAATGTCAGAATAGCAAATCCTGATCTCCAGTTAGTAGGAGACAGCTCTAAGTAATTCTCAAATTGAACACCTGTTGGGTCAGCCAGTGTTCCAGTATCCACCCCAAACCTTGTGCCGTTGTAGTCATCAAATGGAGTCACTTTAAGGCTATGTAGGTGGCCTGTGACCATTGATACACCAGAGTTCACAGTATTGTTGTGTGTGGCATGAACCCCACCTTTCCAGCGGTGTTTAACGACTGTATTCTCTGTAGGCCAACAAGCCCAACATGGATGCCAAGCAGGGAAATGGTCTTTAAGTGAAAACCCTTTGACGAATTCATACTGTGGAGCGTTAGCAGCTAGACGATTCTCAAACCTAGCATCATGGTTGCCTAGTGTCCAAATCAATTGCGTGTTGTGTCGTGTCTTTTTTGCAACATCCTCGATCTCACCCATTGCGATTTCACAGGCTTTTAGTTCTTGGATCACACTTGGAACTGTGTCCCATCCAATCCTCGGATAACGAGAGATACTAGCCCCATCAAAAATGTCGCCGTTAGCAATAACTGCCACAGGTTTAAATTCTTTAATAGCCCATAGAAGACCTTTAAATGCTGTTGTATGAACGCTAGGCCAAAAATGAGCATCACTGAAAACAATAACAGTCCCATTTAATATCCCCAAGTCTTTACGAGCCGCACTGGGTTTGGTTGTGGCAGTTAATAAAGGCTTTTTGACTGTTAGAGACTCTCCATATTTAACTTCTAAGTGTCTTCGTCTACGCTGAATATTTCTTAATGTCATCCCAATAGCTTCTGCCATTGCAGTCGGAGATTCATGCTTTTTCCATAGTTCAATAAACTCTTGGTCAGTGAATCTCATATATGCGCCTCATGAAAATTTCAATATTGACGCATATTTATGACAAATTATTGAATTAGGCCATTAATACATCAATGGCAGCTTGTGTCCTAGCAACTCGATCCTCAATACCATGAGTGCCGCCATTGATCTTCTTGGTCAATCCTTCCATGTCATTCTTGTCAGCATAGGCATTGAGCTTGTTCTTGCTCCAGAACCAGCCAGCACTCAAAGCCGCATATTCAGGTGTTGCAACAAGATCAGGGTTCGATACCAAATCAACACCTAACGCCTCGCCACAAGCCTCATAGTTGCTCTTGCCAGTCAATTGGATCAAGCCACGACCACGATAGGCATACCCTTCACCTGATGCCTCGTCACCATTGCCCATACGATTGGCATAGACACGATTTGCAATCTTCTGGGGGTTACGCTCACAGTTCTGTCCATCAGCCACTGTAGGGAAGCGTTTAGGCCACACACGACACAAGGATGCAGCAGAGTAGTTCAGGTTCTCTGACAGGGCTGTAAAGCCGCCAGATTCATGAGCACATTGACCCAAGAAACAGGCTTGACGCTCAGGGGTTGAGATGTCGAACTTTGCAAAGGTTGCGTTAATGGCATCAATCCATTCGCCAGCCTTGGCGGGTTTCATCTTCAGTATTTTGGCAAGTTGTTCAGTGTTCATGGTTTTACTTTCAGGGCTTCAATGGTTTGGTTGTAGAGGTTGATACAGGCGTTGAGTTTTCTGATGGCTGCGTCTCCTTCTTCTGTGATGGCGATAAGAGATTTAGCAATTTCTGGGTCAAGTTCGGCTGATGCTGCTCCTGTGTCACTTCCGCTGGCAACGGGGGCATCTGTGGAGGCGTATACGGGGCAGACGGGGGTTTTGACAGGAAGCCGCAGCTTGAAAGCACCAGAGTCAATGTCAGCATTGCGCTTTTGTTGAGCCAGTTTTGCATCTTGATTTACCTTTTGAAGTTGAGTGGCTTGATTTTGTACAGCAGCGACAAGGGCTTGTTCTTTCTGCCTTGCATCTGCATTAAGGGCTGCAATCTCAAGTTGTTGACGGGTGAACTCGTCATGCTTGCCCTTCATTACCCCACCGCCAAAGGATGAACCAATGGCGATGAGGATGCCCAAAATCACCCAAGGGTTGAATAGGCTCATTCTTTGGGTTCCGTCTTAGGCTCGTCATCAGAATCAGCATCAGCCTTAGCAATTGCCTTAGCACTGGCTGACACAGCAGAACGACCAGCGACACCGCCCAATACACCAGTGATAAACACCATGATGGTATTAATCTGCTGGGTGTAAACCTTGTCAATGGCTGCCATGCCTGACATGGGTTGAGTCACAAACGAAACGCTGTAGAGGAACATGGCAACAGAGCCAAGGAGAATCATCGTCAATGAAAAGATCACGACAGCCCAAATACGGACTTCAATCTCTTCAGAAGTCATGCGACTATTTTTGTTCATTACGACTGTAGGCATTACTTTTTCTCCTGTTCTGGTTTAACGAGTTGCTCTGGACAAGTACCTGTGGCGGTACAGATTGGGGGCTTGCATTCAGCAGTTTCCCAATTCTTAGGGTCTTGGCACGGGTATCTGAATCGGTCTTCACAACCTACCAACAGCACCAAGAGGATTGACAATCCCCAAATACAAAAAATGTTCATTTCTCTTTCTCCCTTTCTTTTTGCTCAACCTGTCTTCTCAATCTCTCTACCTTCTCCACCTGAGCCTTGGCATCATTCTTAGTCTCAAGTATGTCAATGTAAAGAAACCCCATGATGGGCAAAAGCAATGCAATCAAAACACAACAAGCAACCCATCCCATTATTTCTTCCCCAATTGGCTTATAGCTAGGAACCATAGCCACAGGTACAGGATTAAAGCCAGAGTTCCTAACAGGTAGGCTTGCTTTGCTCGGAAGTTTCTTTTTGCCTCCTGCCGTTGCCATTCCTTCAGCCTCTCTTTTGCTTCTTGCGCCAACCTTGCTTGCGTCTGCTCCTCCTCAATCTTGTCCTTCATCTCGTAAACCGAACTGTACAAAGCACCCATCTCAGGGGGTGCGCTATATACAAGACATTCACGAATCTGAACAACCAACCTGTCCATCTCCTGCTGTGCCATCACCCTCTTCAAAGCCGCTTCCATGTGGTTTTGGTCAGGGTCATAGACTGTTAGGCTTTTCTCCTCTTCTGATCGAATGTGTGCTGCTAACTGTTCCTGAAGTTTGAAGAATTCAGTTAGGTTCTTGACGATGTCAATTTTGACTTGAGTTTCGTCAACAGCGACATACTCAGATTTTTTAGGCTTATCAACAGACTTTGCAGCTTGAGGCTGAGGCTTAGAGCCAAAGAACTTGCTGAGTTTGCTCCAGAATCCACCAATCTCTTTGCCGATTGCCACAACTTCATTGGCGGTCTTTTTGACTTGAACAAACTGCTCTTTGGTTTGCTTGTAAAGGTCAACACCTTGCTGAATCTGTTTGACCAGACCAGCCGCCATGAGGCAAATCGTGATTGGATCAATTTCAGTTTCCTACTTGTTCAAAAACTGTTGTAGCGATGTTGTCGCTGGTGCAGTTAATAGACCGCCTGAAGTTCTTGAGAATGCATTTCCAATGGTTTGCAATCTTTTCTGGAGGATTGCCATGCCACTTTGATCTTTTAACGCATTCATCACCAGAGTAGGGTCTTCAGACACCAAGATTTTTGCGACTTGTTGCTTTTGCTCTGGATTCAAATTTGGCGCATTCTTTTGCACAATCTTTGATGCCACTCGCATCAAGTTGAAAGCATTGCCAGAAAACACACTGCTGATTTCTTCAGGGGAAATATTCAGGCCAATGTTTTTATTCTCCATCAAAGTCTCAGCAGTAGGTGATCCACCAACGACTTTACTTGAGGCACGTTGAGATTGAGCCGCAACACGAGCCAACTTCAGAATGTCATCAACCTTGTCTGGCGGGTAGATGATTCTTAAAATCTGCCCTTCCTTGGTTTCAATGTTCTCCAAGTTGGACATCATGGATGTTCTGCTACCCATGCTCATCTTATTGCGTAACTGAGCCATGATTCCAGCACGATATGCGGAAACAGCTTCAGGGTTCTGAGTCATCAATTTTTCAAACTCAATCTGCACTTGATCTGGACTCTTGCCAAATGCAATTTTTCCATTATTAAATGCTTGAGTTGTTACCTTGTCACTTGCCGCTGTTGCTCTTGCTTCTCCAACAGCGGGAGCAGACTTATCAATCAAGGCTCGTAATTGAGCCTCATAAGGCTGAAGTTCTTTGGCAATGTCACCCTCACCACTTTGATATTTTCTGTTGATGTCTGCCTTCAACCCACGCCGTGCAATCTCCATATCTCTGATGGTTGGCGGTCTGAGGAATGTGACCTCACCATCTGCACTTAACGTAAAAAATGGCTTTTGCTTCAACTGTGCTTGAGATAATTT